AGGGCTGTCCAAAGCCAAGCTGGCGATTGAGAGAGCTAAACAAGAGGAGATTCTGTTTAACCCAGGCGAAGTTTCTGGCATTATATTGCCTCTTTGTCCTACCTTTATTAAGAGCGAAATTCCACAGGATCAGTTTGTTATAGATGAGTTGATTGTTCCTCCCGTAGGGGTGGGTGGTATTCTTGCGTCTGATCCTCTCGTAGGAGGAACGAGTGGAACAATCTTGTCCTTGGATAGTCTAATCTCTACCGATGGGTTGGTAGCCATTTACAATTTCTTGGACTCAGATACTGTCTCTCCTGATTCAGATAAGTATCCTACGATTAATTGTGTTACTACATCTAGTAGTGATAAACCCGCTCAGTTGGTAGCGTCCTCGGTAGATAGTATATTCCCATCTGGAGTAGGGGTTCCATTCTTTAGAGGTATTTGTAACTTCTTTAGTGGAACAGACGAGAATCCAAAAGCACCTAAGGTTCCTTTCAATGAAGAGTATGCTCACTCAGCCTATAGGCCTTACGGTTATGGTAGGTTAAAGAGCGGGTTCTCTGATTTAGATAGTTTACTTTATAATACAAGTGGAGCTACATTTGAATACTGGCTACATCTCCCAGATCTAGGAACCGCCAATGGAGAGGGGTGGGCTGCTGATGTAGGTCTTTCATCCCTCCATAGGGTAGTTTTGGGTTGTGAGAATAGGGGAGGAGACTATTCCACTTCTAACGCTGATTGGACGGTAGGACCACGATATGATAATACTGTTCGCGGACTTATGATGGGCTTTACTAGAGATCGTAGGCTAACAAAAAATGAAGCTCCTAATAATACTCCTGCCGATAACGATTTAGTAGAGGGCTTAGTCTTTTACATGGCTCCTACGCAATCGGTTAATACTAGTGGGGTGTCTTTCTTAGCTGCCTCTGCTGATTCGTCTTATTGTGTAGACAATACTACTGCCCCTAGTGGGTTTTACGGTATTACTATTGATACTTCTTCAGTAACTTCTGACGGTAGTTCTTTTAACCAGTGTTCCACTACCTTCATGCACGCGGCAGTCACTGTTGATTATGGATTAGATACTGTAAATATTTACTTAAATGGAAAACTATTGAAGGCTCAATCAGTATCTCAGACCTTTGGTAGGAGTGGTCCTCCGAAGCTTCCTAGTTTGATTGATAGCTCATCGTTTAATTATGATAGGCAGTATAAAGGGGTTCTACCTCCTAACCCTCCATTGTTCCCTCCAAACTCTTTAGGGGCTACTGATTTTTGGTATTGGGATGGGCCTCAACCTAAATCACAAGGTATAGGTGTCGCTACCACTCCTTGGATTATTGGAGGGGGTTACACGGACGGAATGCATCTGGTAGATCTGCCTAGTATTTATACTGCGGGGTCTAATGCGGGTATGAATTTCATGGGTGGACAATGGGGTGGAAAGAAAAGCGGATTACATGGGTACGTTGGTAGTATGAAGCTATATAATAGGGGAATTACTTCAGGAGAAGTCCTTAAAAATTACGAAGCCCAAAGAGGGTTCTTCGAAAACCTTAGAGTCTAATGGCAACCACTACTACGCACACCTCTTACGGGGCTCCAGTAAGTATAGATGTTAAGAAAGTATCTTCTAGCAAATTTGCTAAAAGAACGGGTCTAACATACCCACTAATTGGTAAGTTACAAAACATTACAGGATCCCCAGCCTCTCTACAGAGGTCTAAAAATCAAGGGGGTTACTTCGGTAAAAGCTACGGTATAGATTTAATTAGAAACAATTTAAGACAGCTTATCCTTTGTAATAAAGGGGAACGGGTAATGCTCCCTAACTACGGGATGTCTTTAAATAAGTATCTTTTTGAGCCTTTGGATGAGACTACTTTCTACTTAATTAAGAACGATATATTATCAACTTTAGCAACTTATTTCTCTGCCGTGCATGTATTAGGTATTAAAGTATTTGCAAGCCCAAGAAAACAAGATCAGCACCAATTAATTGTTAGTTTAACTCTTCAATTATTAGACCAATCCCTAGATATATTTGATGTGGAGGTTACATTAGGATAATGACATTTTCAGGAACAACACAAACAGATTTTATGAAGCTGGGGACTATTCCCGATCTTAAGAAGAGCCAGTATATTGATTATGCGGGAACTGATTTCTACTCTATAAGGGAGAACATTATTGGGTATATTCAATCGGTGTATCCTTTAGACTACCAGAACTTCTCAGAATCCGATCTAGGTATGATGTTAGTAGAGATGGTGTCTTATATGGGCTCAGTCCTCTCATTGAAGGGAGACATGTTAGCTAATGAAAATTATCTAAGAACGGTTAAGAATAGAAACAACCTCCAAAAGTTACTAGAGTTGGTAGGGGTGAGTATGAGGGGTCCATTGTCTGCTGGGGCAGGAGCAGTTCTAGAGACTACGGAAACTATGGCAACTGCGAATTTCCCCTTACGGGTTAACGCTGCGGATAGAGTCTTCTCCATCATAGGAAAAGAAGACGGGGCTCCTGTTAACTATACCTTATGCAAGGTAGAAAATAATAAGATTCAGGACATTCAAAATGCTAATGCTAGTTTTGAACTTAACCAAAGTGAAACTGCAAATGGGGGAGTGGGGGGAGCTAGTTCCATCTTTACCAACGTAGCTATGCTTGAAGGCGCTCTAACTGTCCAGGAAGGAACATTTGATACTTTAGAAGGGAATAAAATTATAGTCCTATCAGACAACCCTATTATTGATGGAAGTGTTCAGGTGTTTATTACTACCGCTGAGGCTACGGATGCTGCCCAAGGAGCTTATACCCAAGTAGATAGGCTTTATTCTGCATCAGGGGCCACTGATAAGATATTCCAGGTGGTTTATAATGATGACTACGGAGCTACCGTTATTTTCGGAGATAACGCTTTAGGGATTTCTCCTCCCGCTGGAGCCCAGTTTACTGTAGCTTATAGAGTAGGGGGTGGAAGTAGGGGTAATATTGGGCAGGAGATGATCAACGTTACAACCCCCGTGTATAAAGCTTCAGCTTATACGGATAGTATTTCCTTTACTACAGAGAATAGAACCGCTGCCACTGGAGGGCAGGAGGCAGAGACAGCAGCCCATGCTAAGAAGTATGCTCCTTATACTTTTAAAAGACAGGATAGAGTGGTAACTCTAGAAGATTATATTGCTATTGGAAATACTTTTAGAACAACGCAAGGTACAATAGGAAAAACTACAGCAGCTTTGCGGGATGCTTATTCTTCCGCTAATGTAATTGACGTTTATACTTTAGAAAAAGCCGATGATCTTAGGCTTCAGAAAGCGTCTACTACTTTCAAAGAACAACTACTAGCTGAGATAGAACCCAAGAAAATGTTGACGGACGAAGTTGTAGTGGTCGATGGGCTAATTAGAACCTTAGATATTGTGGTAACCGCTCGTATTGATAGAGAGCTAGAGCCACAGCAGTCTAGAATTCAACAGCAAATTTCTAATGTTATTCTAAATCACTTTAACATTGATAATTCAGATTTTGGTAGTCCATTTGTGGTGGCTGATCTTAACCGAGAAATTTTCACTTTACCAAATGTAAGATATTCTACTGTGGATAACTTACCTGAAACGATCACTGTAGATTTCAATGAGATAATTCAATTAAATAACTTCACCGTTAATATCGTATTAGTGTAATGTCTAGAAGATATGTAAAAACAGCTAAGTTTAATAGTCTAGATCAGGTTAGGCCTGAGGTCGTAGCTGTAGTTACTTCTAAAGATAACATACAAAGTGTGTCTGAGGATCAGACTTACTTTAAAAGAAACTATCTTGACGCTATCAGGAAAATTATACCAGAGTTTTATTTTAACGATGAGCGCGTCATTAGTGGAACTCAGGTGTCGTTCCCTAATCAGTTAATTAATTCTCATATCCTTGCTAACAATAATCAGGCTACGATCCTACCTGTTTCTAGCTTAACGTATGATACTTACTTATCGTCTTTAAATACTCCTCAGGGTTTTGCTAAGTATTTTAGTAAGCAGAATCCTCCCGCTCAGATCTCTACGGATGATTTTGAAAGAAATATCCTGGAGCCTTTAGGTAAATCCTTCAATGATTTTTCTACCAGTGCAGCGTTTGCTGATTATATTAGTGGAACTCTTCTTCCCTCTATTCCTTCTGTAAATACGGGGCATCACGCTGATTGGGATTTAGCTAGGGGAACAGTTAGTGCATTTGCTAATGATTCGTCAGGAACTTATAGTTACTTAGCTAATAACTTGGGGTGGACCTATTTCCTTAATAGGTTAGGGCCAACTAATGGTTTTGATCCATCCACTTCTATCCCGTTAATGCTTACTGAAACTGTGTGGGCGGGGAGATCTTTAGTTTTAGAAGATGTTATAAACATCTACCAAGAGTATCTTTGGAAAAACCAACGATGGTGGACAGAGGTTACAGACCGTATCATCCCCGTAGATTACGTATCAGCGACTCATACCCCCTCTGGGATATATACGAGTGGAACTCAAACATTAGATAAATTAAAGACTTTAAATACTGTAGTTTATTCTCCTCATTTTCTGGATAGCCCAGATACCTTTGTTAAGGATGCTTTTGATAATTACCTCAACACATCAACTGCTTTAGTAGATGGGACTCTAATTACATCTACTCAGGAAGCTGGTCCCCTCGCTAGATTCTTGGAAGCCCTTTCCTTCACTATTAGTGATAGACTAACGGAGCAAGCGGAGATTGGAGTTCTTTATGATATTGGAAAATGTCCCGAAGAGTTCCTAGAATTACTAGGGGAATTAATTGGCTGGAAATTTATCGGAGGAGACTTTGATAAGTGGAGGGTTCAGCTTAGAAATGCTGTAACCATTTACAAGTCTAAGGGGACTAAACAATCAATTCAGTATTTGCTGGATACCTTGTTCTCTACAGGAGTGTTCAATGTAACGGGCGGGGATAACTTGTCAGAGCTTTGGGAATCTTATATCCCTGATATGATGTATTATTCCTTAGCTACTAGTTCAGCAGCTTTATCGGGATTTGACACGTATACCCCGCAACTAGCGCGTCAGTTCGGAGTCCCAGCATACTCTACAGAGAGTATGGAAACTAATATCAAACACGTAGTTGATAAGATATTATTTGATCTCGTGAGGGAGTTC